GTTTGAAACTTCGTTACGAAATACGGTTTGCTGATGTAGTTGATAAGAAAAAGGGGGCTGGTTACGTCGTCAATCTAGAACATCTTTCTCACATATCGTATTGCGTGATGAAAAAACCCGTGTAATTACTTGTTATACAAAGAATTAGCGTTGCTGGTTCAGTATGCTAAACAAGGGGAAAATTGCATGTTGTAATCCATGTAGTCAATTTTCCAAAACAGGGGTTTTTTTATGCGAAACGACTATACTTTGTATTTTCGGAAGGTTCCATCGGGTAAGAGGGTGTACTACTACTACACCTATGATGAGGAAGGGAACAGGGTAGGTCCCTGGACTACTGGACTTACATCAAAGACATTAGCCAGAAACTATTGCAATAAGTTGATTAGAGCAGGTCTTTTGGTGCCGATTAAAAAAAGCATACCTACTTTTGCGGAGTTTGCCGCTGAATTTTGGGACTGGGAGAAAAGCCCATATCTTAAAGAGCGTAGGAAACGAAGGAAGTTAACGCAATCATACACTAACAGTGCATTAAAAGTAGTTGAACATTCAATTACACCGTTCTTTGGGAATATGAGGCTGGATGCCATTACCAGTGATAAGATTGAACAGTGGATTGATAAATTGCTTGAAGACGGCTTAAAGAATGTAACGGTTAACGGCTATATAGGGTCTTTGATGGTCATGATTAAATGGGCTGTTAAAAAGCGAATAATTAGCCATGACCCATTCCTTGAAGTGCAGAAACTCTTGAAAGAGGAAAGGGAGAAGAAAATAGTTACCCATGATGAGTTTAAGGCTATCTTTGTAACTAACTGGAAAAAGGTGTGGGACAATGATTTGATTATGTGTACGGCTCATAAACTGGCTGCTTTAACGGGTATGAGGTGCGGGGAGGTTTTGGGGCTTAAAGGCGAATATGTCTTTGACGACCATTTACACCTGTGCGGACAATTCGACCAATTTGGCTACAGGGAAACGAAAACCAAAATTAAGCACCTTGTCCCCTTACCCCAGGAACTGGTAAGGGATTTACGGAAGTTGATAAAAATCAATGATGAGGGGTTTGTGTTTTCTGAAGACGGCGGAGAAACGCCTGTTACCCGGCGGAGGATGTACCTTTCGTTACAGAGGGCTTTTTGTAAAATAGGGATTGACGAAGATGAGCAAAAGAAGCGGGGTCTTAATATCCATGCCTGGCGGCACTTCTGCAATACCGAATTACTTAGGGGTGGATTAAGCGTTAAGAAGGTGCAGGCGGTAACCGGACATAAGACCGAAAGAATGACAGATAATTACACCCATTTTAATTCAATGGAGTTTAGCGAGGTAAACAAGATACAGGAAACTTTGCTTAGACCTAAGAACGCTAAAACCTATACGGAAAAGCCTGTGTTAAAACTCGTTAAGAACCAAAAGGATGATGTAAAACCAAAGAAAAGAAAAGCCTCATAAACTGGCGGTTCTTTAACTAATGCCCCTGCAAGGTCTTTAATACGGCTTTGCAGGGGCTTTTTTTTGCCAAAATCCTAAAATTTTCTCACATATCGTATATCCCCATAAACCAGATAGCCGTATTTTTGATGTATGAACGGCTGGAAGGCTGTTTTGAAAACTGTTTGGGGGGCTGTCTTGGAAACGTATTTGACCATTGAGGAACTGGCGGTGTATCTGAAACTCGCTGAACAGACCATCAGGCGGTGGGTTATGAACAGGGAGATACCTTTCCACAAAATCAAGAAGGTTATCAGGTTTCGGGTTTCTGAAATCGAGAAGTGGATAGACAAAGGTGATTTTGAGGCACAGGGGGATTTGCAGGAGGGGGAACTGTTTGAGGATGAAACCCTGCCCCTGGAATTGGCAGAAGAAGAACAGGCTAATGAAAGGCTGGAAGAAGAAGCATGACGGACTTTAACAAGGCTATCGAGGAAGCCAAAAAAGATATGCTGCCCTTTGAAAGTTGGGAGCGGCTGGCGGGGGAAACTTCGGCGGCTTTTGCGGCGTTCTGTGCCTTCCGGGATTATGGGGCTGAAAGGAATATCCGCAAGGCGGTGGATAGCACCGAGAAGGATGAGGCGGTAAGGGCGAAGCGGTACCGGGTCTGGCGGAACTGGTGTACCCAAAACCGCTGGCGGGAGCGGGCGGCTGATTATGACAATTACACTGAAAAACTGAAACAGGGGGAACTTAGAAAAACGATAGAAGCCCAGGGCGAACTGCATCGGAAGGTTACGGGGAAAATGCTTGAGGTGGTTTCCAAGAAACTTGAGACCATGAACCCCGAAGAACTGACCCAGGGGAATGTGACCGAGTGGGTGCAGACCGCCATTAAGGCAGAAAGAGAGGCTGCGGGGCTGGTTGTGGATAACGGCAAGCCGGAAACGAAACAGGGCGAACTTAATTTCGTGCAGGACTTTGAGGGGCTTTAGAAGATGGGGACTTCGGTGGTGTTTAAGCCTACGGCAATACAGCGTAAAGCTCTTGCCCTTTTGAAAAGCGGGGCGAAACATATATTGCTCTTTGGGGGCTCCCGCTCGGGCAAAACCACCGTTCTTGTGATGGCTCTAATCTTCCGTGCCCTACAGTATGCGGGGAGCCGTCATCTGATTTGCCGTTACCGTGCGAAGGATGCCCGGTCATCGGTGCTGTTGGAAACCATGCTGCCCTGGATGGACAGGACGGTCGGGAAAGCTGCTTATACCTACCTGAAACATGAAAGCATGATACGGCTCTCCAATGGCTCGGAAGTCTGGATAGGGGGTTTAGGTGATAAAGAGCAGGCGGACAGGATACTCGGGCATGAGTACAACACCATATATTTTAACGAAATATCGCAACTGACCTATGCTTCGGTTACGACGGCTTATTCAAGGCTTGCCATGCGGGTTGAGGGCTGCCGGAACCTATTCTTTTATGACTGTAATCCGGGGAGCCCTTTACATTGGGCGTATAAAATCTTTGTCTTAAAGCGGACATTCCAGACCGGGGAGCCCCTGGAGAAGGCGGAACTCTACGCCTCCATGCTTTTGAACCCCGAAGATAACAGGGACAACCTACCGGAAGATTATATCTCCGACATTTTGGATGTACTGCCTGAAAAGCAAAAAGCCCGGTTCCGTGATGGCTTGTGGGTAAAAGCGGAAGGGGTGATTTACGATAAGTTTGAAGAAACCATGATTGTTAGGGCTACTGACTTGCCGGAAACCTTTGAGCGTTATGCCGCAGGGCAGGACTTCGGGCTTAACATTACCTTTGTAAAGATTGGCTGGATTGGGGAAGTTGTTTATGTGCTGAATGACTACGGTGCCTTTAACATGACCACCCAAAGTTTTAACGAAGAACTGACCGCCAGGGGTTGGATGGACTGTCCTGATGGGATGGGCTTACCTGTTTACTGTGACCCTGCCGGGGGAGAGCGGATACAGGAAATTACTGGCGGTGTTAAAGCCAATAACAGTGTTGACAGTGGTATTGACTATATCAATGCGAAAATAGAACGCCGTCAATTTTATGTATGCGAAACCTGTACCGGGGTGTTATCTGAAATTTGGGACTATTGCAGAGACGAAGCGGGACAGATTGTAAAAGTAAACGACCATTTTCTTGACGCATTACGTTATGCCATATTCAGTGACATACAACAGGGGGTCATTTTAGCATGAACCTCTTTAATATATTTGGTACTAACGGTAAAAAGACATTAACACAAAAAAAGTCAATGTCGGAAAAAAGTTTTGAAAACCTCTTGACAATAGATGACAATTTTAGTATATTATATAGTGATAGCTATAATGCTGACAGCTATCTTTCTAGTGCTTGGGTTAATATAGCAATTAACATACTTACTCGAAATCTTGCAAGAGCTGATTTTGTATTAGAATGTGGAGGTGAAGAGTTAACAAAGGGGTCGTTATATGATTTATTTCATAGACCCAATAAAAGTTTATCGCGGTTTGACCTCTGGAAAGAAACAGCGGCTTGGTGGCATTTAGAAGGAGAGGCTTTTTGGTGGTTCGGTCCGGACTATACCGGAGGGATACCAAAAGAATTTTTTATACTTAACCCCCGTAGGCTGTATAACGAGTTTCCAGACGGAGGGGGCTCACATGATGCTTTTTTAAACCGCCGACTGCGTTGGTTTTACCAATGTGGTCATGAACAAATTCCTATTTTTTCAGATGAACTAATCCACTTTAAGGATTGGAACCCCTGGAACTCTTTAAGGGGTGTTAATCCTTTAGTTTCTTTAAGTCTTGAACTTGACCAGGACTTCTACGCCAATAAAGCAAATACCACTTTACTTAAGCATAACGCTGTTCCCCAGGGTTTACTTAAAACTGACCAGACCCTTCGTCCCGAAGAAGCCGATGCACTAGAGCGGCGTTGGGAAAGTAAGTACGGACAGGTTAAGGCGGGGCGAAAAATAGCTGTCCTGGGCAAGGGAACCAGTTTTGAAGCTCTTTCCTTTAACCCTGACACCATAAAATTATTTGAATTAAAACGCTGGAACCTCTATACCATCTTAGCGAAGTATGGTATCCCGCCACGGGTTGCGAACATATCCGATAAATCTACTGCCCTTTCAGGTAAAGACACAAAAGAACAACATTCCGCATTTTGGCAATATACCCTCATTCCCTTATTACGGCAATTTGAACAAATTCTTGAAAGTCAATTTTTTATTCGCTTTGGATTAAAAGAAAGTGGCCGCTTTGATTTATGGGATATACCGGAACTCCAGGAAAATGAAGATTCACAAAGTAAAAGAGATATTGCGGAGATAAATGCTGGAATAAAGACAATTAACGAAGTTTTAAAAGAAAGGGGGAAAGAACCGAAACCATGGGGTGATGTCTGGTATAGACCCAAGAACCTTGTCGATACTTCCGTTTCTGAAGGCGATGGCAAGGATGGCTAGGAATGAAAGGGGGTACACTTGTGGTTAGCAGGGATACTAAAAACTTCAAACGCTACAAAGTGGAACTGGAAAAAATGAATTTCAAAAATGTTACCTGTACCGAAGCGGAAAAGGATGCATTAAATTTTGTAATTCGGGAAAGGGAACCTGATTTATTGATTTTTAATGCAAGGTTTTATGAACATTCTACTCCTTACTTGTTAGGCGAATTAAAAAGAGAGTTCCCTGATATAGTATTTGCTGTTATTTCCCTTGATAAATATCCCCCTGAACTGGCTATGTATTTTATTGCCAATGGCGTTAAATCCTATGTGTCATATTTTGACGGCATAGATGAATTAATGAAAGGCATAAAGGCAATTCGGGATGGTATAACCTATGTGTCCCCGGAAGTAGATGAATGTATGGATAAGCGGGAAGAAGATTTACGCCCAGCAAGTAAAATGACTAATAAATATAAAGAAATAATTTTTTATACCTGCGAAGGCTGGAAGGATGAGGAAATAGGAGATGTATTAGGCTTAACAAGAAGAACGATAAGCACCCATAAATCAGAAATATACAGAAGTTTGAATGTACGAAATGAAAATGAATTAATCAAGGCTGCGAAGGAATTAGAATTTATTGAACAGCATGGAACATCATTTTACCCAAAGGATTTTGTAGTGTCCCCATTGCCTGACAAATTGAAGGGTAAAAGATTTAAGGCAAAATAGCAATGCCATGGGGAGCATAAGGAGTATATATGATTGTACGGACAAAAGACGGTAATTACCGAGCGGGTAATGCTTCAGCGTTACTGGATTTCCTCGGATTGAAAAAAGAAGCAGAGGGTGTCCAAGAGGTACATGAGGATGTGGAACTCATCGCCTGTATTCCCTTTCGCCTAACTGCTGACATCGAGGCGGGGCAAGGCTTCCCCTGGACACTATCCACCTTTGACCTAGACAGGTTCGGAGAGCGGATTGACCCCCTGGGATGGGACTTTAAAAAGTTTATGGACAATCCGGTGGTGGAGTGGGCTCACCGCTACGAAATACCCGCCATAGGCAAGATAGAAGGCCTGAACATAGATAATGAGGGCTTACATGGGGTGGTCTACTTTAACGATAAATCCTTTGACCCCTTCGCCTGGTCGATTGAACAGAGGATTAAGGCGGGGAGTATCAGGGCGGGCTCGGTGGGCTTTCGGGTTATCGAAATAGAAATCCCTGGGGCTTCGGACAGCAAGGACGGGACGAGGCTCATTTTCAGGAAACAGGAACTTTTGGAGTTTTCGATTTGCAATGTGCCGGCTAATCCTTTTGCCTTAGCCAAGGGCATGGAAGCATCGAAAACAGTATCTTCACAGGAATTAAACCATCCCACATTTTGGGGCGGCTTAATCAATACATTATAGGAACGGAATATGGGGAAAGAAGAACTTGCGGCAATCAAAAAACAGCTTGCCGAAATGAAGAAAATAGAGCTGACCGGGTTTACGAATACGGAAAACGCTACAGCCTATTTTCAGGAGAAGGAAGTCATTCTTGAGGGGATTGTTAAGACCATCGAGACAATTTCTGTTCAGGAAACGGCGGCGGTCTCTGCGGCGGCTTCGGAGGTGGAAGCCCTTAAAAGTACCGTTAAATCATTGCGGGAAGAAATTAAGGGACAGGCGGCAGCCCCCAGGGAATTATCGAGGCGGGAACTTCTGTACAATCTCGGCAAGGGGATTGCTGCAGCCTGGGCGGGGAACCATAAGACCCTCTCTGACCTGGCTTTTAGTCCAAATCTTAAGGCGGATAACTGGACTAACCCCCGGGATGTGGCTTGGGGTGAAAAGGGCTGGCAGGTGTTGAAAGCCCCCCTGGGTGAACCGATGGGGAACATGGCGACTAACGACCAGTACCTTATCAATCCCATTTTCGAAACCGAGATAATGCAGGACGCCGCC